GTCCCTCGTCGTTTTCTGTTGCCAGGGGTGCGAATTTCTCGGGCAACAGCAACACACCAGCCAGACCGGGTGAGGTTTTTCATGTCTAGCGGCAACACCATGCCCGTGCAGCGCAACTACCCAGAGCGTGTCCGCCAGATGCTGCGCGCAGGCGCAACCGCCGGCGAGATCCGCACCTACTTCGACGCCCACGACTGGCCCGCGACCGACGAGCAGATCGCCACGTGGATCCGCCAGGCCTCGGCCGCCCTGCATCGCGAGAACCTCCCCGACCTGGAGTTCGAGTCCGCCCGCACCGTGGCGCGCCTGCACGACATCTTCGTCCGCTGCCACGCGGCGCACGACTACGGCAAAGCGCTCGAATCGCTGAAGCTGCTGATCAAGCTGCTCGCCCTCGACAACCCCACGCAGCAGGCCGCTGCCAAGCGCCTGGTGCTCACCGTCGCGCAAATCGCGGCGAAATACATCCCCGACGACCAACTCGACGCCTTCCAGGAGGACCTCCGCACGCACCTGACGCAGATCCTTCGCCAGACCGTGGAGCCCCATCGTGCCAAACGCACCTGACGCCCCCAACCGCAACGACTTCCTCGCCCGACTCTCCGCCGACCTCGCCGTCGACCCGCTCGACGACGCCGCGGCCCCCGAAAAATCGCGCGACCCCTCCATCACCACCACCACGCCGGAGGAACACCACGCGCCGCCACCGTGGCGCGAACGCAAACTCACAGCCATCGCCGCGGCATTCGGATACCCACACGCTTCGCGCAGCAGCCTCACAAAGTACCGCCGCAAGCCCTGGTTCCCCAAGCCCGACGCCGCCGGCAACTGGGACGTACGCGCCGTCGCCAGAGCCATCCTGCAAAACATGCCGCACGGCCGCATCCCCGATGACCGCATCGCTAAAATGGAAACAATAGCCTTCGGCACTCACGCACCCAAGCCAACGCCCAACGCCGCAGCCAACCCCAACAACGCCGCGTCCCCCGCGTCCACGGACGCCCGCGACTTCACCATCGACACCGACGACCCTCTCCTCCAAACCCTCCGCGGCGCCGACGACCCCGTCGCCATCGCGCGCGCCGCCGCGACCCTGGCCGGCCGACGACTCGCCCACGACCTGGCCACCGGCACCGGCAACCCGCGCCGCATCCCAGAGCTGACGAACGCGCTCAAGGAGTTGCGAAACGCCGAAGCCGACTACCTGACCATCCGCCGCCGCGCCGGCGAACTCATCGAACGCGACTCGGCCAAGACCGTCATCGGAGACCTGGTCCAACGCCTGATCAACCTGCTTGCCGCGCTCGAAGCAGAACTCCCGACCTGGGTGGAAATCCAGCTCGCCGACCCCACGTTCCACAACCTGGCCCCGGACGAACGACGCCGCAAGGTCCGCAACTGGTTCCACGAACGAACCCGCGCCATCCGCGCGACCGAATGCGTGGAAATCAACGGCATGCTGTACCAAGAGGAATCCAACCAGTGATCACCCACGCCCCCGACCTACTCGAAGCCTACGCCCAGGCCCTCGAACCGCCCGAACCCCTGACCCCGTCCCAATGGGCCGAAGCGTACCGCATCCTGTCGGACCGCGAATCCGAACGCCCGGGCCGCTGGTCCAACAACCACTTCCCCGCCCTCGGCCCCATCATGGACACCATCGCCGAAGCCATCGAAACCGGCAGAAACTGGGTCATGATGAAAAGCGCCCAGGCCGGCGGTTCCCAAGCCATGATCAACATCGTCGGCTGGATGCTCACCCAATACGGCGGCAACTTCCTCTACCTGATCTCGATCGACCGCCACGCCAAGGAATTCGGCCGCGAACGGTTCGATCCCATGCTTCGCACCGCCAAACCGCTCAAACGTAAATTCCTAACCGAACGCGGCGACGGCACCACGATCCAAACCAAACGCCTCGTAAACGGCAAAATCGACATCCTCGGCGGCCAATCCGCCAAGGCAGTCGAATCCCAGTCCTACCGCGGTGTCGCGATCGACGAACCCGACTCCCTGCGGGACGACATGGGCGACTTCGGCTCTTACGTCCACATGGCCATCAAGCGCACCAACGCCATCCAAGGCCCAAAGCTCGTCTGGGCCTTCAGCCACCCCACAACCGCCAACCGAGGATCCGGCCTGCTCTACTACGGCCGCCAGGACCCCGACGACCCCCACGCCCAACACGTGGGAGGCTCCGACCAGCGCCGCGGCTTCGTCCGCTGCATTCACTGCGAAAACGAGCTCTGGCTCCAGTGGGACCACGTACGCGTCGTCCCCGCCCCCGACCAGACCAAAACCGAAGCCGAACGCGACCCCGCGTGCTACCGCTACGTCTGCCCCCACTGCGAACGCGAAATCACCGACGCTCAGCGCTACATCATGCTGCGCGCCGGCATCGTCTACCGCTCCACGCTGCCGCCCGAAGAAGCCCGCACGAAACAGTGGATCGGCGTGCATATGTCGGACTGGTACGTCTACCACAAGACCACCGCCGAAATCGCCGCCGAATACATCGACGCCGCCCAACACAAGCGCCAGGGCAACCCCGGCCCCATGAAGGTCTTCATCAACAAAAGCCAGGGCGACGTCTACGTCGAAGAAATCAAAGCCACCGAAGCCCGCGACTGGCGCGCCTGCATCGTCCCCCCGGACGGACCTCACCACTACCGCGCCGGCGAAGTCCCCCCGTGGGTCCAGTTCCTCACCCTCGGCCAGGACTCCCGCGCCACTGAACTCCACTGGGCTCTGTGGGGCTGGGGCCTGATCCGCGACGCCAACGGCTACCCACTCATGTGCGGCGCCCTCATCGACTGCGGCCTCATCGAACGCCCGCACTCGCTGGTCCTCAACTCGGCCGAACTCCACGTCTTCGACCAGCTCATCTATCTCCGCAGCTTCCCACGCACCAACGGAGGCCCCCCGCTGACCGTCAAACGAGGCTTCCACGACAGCGGCTGGCAGCCCATCGCCGTCTACGAGTACTCCCGCTACCAGCGCCGCGCGCACCCCGTCAAAGGCGGCGACAACGACAACAGCCGCACCAAGGCCGAACCCTGGAAGAAAGGCGCACCGCTAGAAAAGTACGAACTGCCCAACGGCAAAGTCGTCCACGGCTCCGGCGTGTGCGTCTACAAACTCAACACCTTCCAAATCACCCAGTCTTTCCTCGGCATGGTCACGACCGAATTCGACACCGCCGGCCCCGCCGGCTCCAACCGAAGTCAACGCATGATTCATCTTCCGCTCGACGTCCCGGAAGACTACATCACCCAGGCAGCGGCCGAATACATGACCACCGAAAAAGACCACGAAGTCTACAAACACCGAGGCCCCAACCACTGGCACGACTGCAACGTCTACGCCTACGCCGCGGCCCTCTCACTCCGCCCCATGCAAGGCTGGTTGCCGTTCGACGAACACAAACCCGCCCAACCCAAACGCCCACGCCCGCAAAGGGCGCCCGATAACTGGATCACCAAACCGCCCGGACCATGGATACGGTCCAGGTAAACAGAGGAGGAACCCTGATGGCGAAAACCCGCAAACCCAAAACCGTGAGCGTACCCACCGTCGACCTGCACGTCGGCGACGCCACCATGCCCGTTGACCACGTCACCGCCGGTTACGCGCCCGGCGACCAGATCAACGTGCGCTTCAGCAACTCCGCCAGATACGTGCGCGAACGCGCGATGTTGCGCGGCCAACTGGCCGCCGCCCGACGCCAGGGACTCAAGCTGCGCAGCGGCCGGCCCGTCGACAGCTACGGAGCCGTCGTCGTTTACATGCTGGAGCGAATGGCCGACAGTTGCGACCTTCCCCTGAACCTGTAGCGCTACAGGAATATACGAATATGCGCGTATTCCTGTACGAGTTCTTGGGAACAGCACACCCCAGCCGTAAAGTCCGTGCATACAGCCCTGCTTGCCCCAGCGGCTGCCGTCCCGCCGCGTCCGTCTTGCGCGGCGGGACCAACCTGAAACGGACAAATGCGCATGGCGACCCACAGCGACTACGCAAGCGCCCATAACGCCTATCTGGCCAACGCTGACTACGAGAGCGAAAACAGCCTCTCCAAGGCCAAAGCCTACCGCGACGCGCTGGTCGCCATGATCTCATTCGCGCGAAGCGCCTCACAAGGCAACGCCAACTACCAGAACGACGTCGGCGCGTGGGAGCGCCAACTGGACTATGTGCGAGACTGGGTCGCGCGCAACACCACCGCGACAACGCCACGCCACGGAACCACCGTGGCGTCGTTCAGCAACTTCCGGAGAGGATGATGCCGGGTCTGATTCAACAGACCATCCTCAACGACTTCGACGGGCTGCGCCAATCATACGACGCCGCCCGCACCTCCCGCTTCCAGCGCCAACGCACCGGACTCGGCGGCGCAGCCGACGTCCACTACACCCAGGCCGACCTCTGGCGACTCCGCGAATACTCCCGCGACATGCAACGCAACGGAATGCTCCCGTTCGGCGCCTGGATCGAACAAGCAGCCGCCCAATGCGTCGGCGACGGCTTCCGCCTCGAGCCCGACACCGGTGACGCCGGCCTCAACCGGGACATCAAAGCGCTGTGGCACGATTGGGCCAACGACGCCGCCCGCTGCGACATCAGCGGCCAACTCGCATTCTGGCAAATCGAAACCCTGCTCGACATTGCCGAGCTCAGCGACGGCGACACCTTCGTCAATCCGCTCACCACCGGACACCTGCAAATCCTCGAAGCCGATCGCTGCCTTTCACCCTACGGCGCAACCATCACCAGTAAACTCGGCGGCGGCAAACCCGTCACCCACTGCGGCGTACGCAAAGATCCCCACGGGCGCCCCATCGAATACTGGTTCGCACGATCGACCCCCACGCATGCCGGTTCCGTCTCGATCGACAAAATGGACCGCATCGCAGCGTATCGCGACGGGGAACCCAACCTCTTCCACATATACGACCCCCGCCGCGTCAATCAAACCCGTGGCATCCCCGTCCTGGCCGCGGCCATGATCGCCGCCGGCATGGCCGAAGATTTGACCTTCGCCCAACTGGTCAAGAACCAGGTGGCCTCCTGCGTCGCGCTTTTCATCACCCGCGAACACTCGCCCGTAGAGCTCGGCCCGCAGGAAAACGACCGCCTCGACGGGGCCAACACCGAAACGCTCGAAGCCATGACCCCGGGCCTGATCCTCCGAGGCCAGGATGGCGAAAAACTCGAAGGCTTCTCACCAAACATTCCCGGTGCCGACTGGGCGCCCTACTGGAAGCAACTCGTCCGCATCCTCGCCATTCACCTGGGCCTGCCACTCGAACAGGCCATGTGGGACATGAGCGACACGAATTTCAGCGGACATCGCATGGCCGTGCAGGAAGCGCACAAACGCACGCGACGCCGCCAAAAGAACCGCATCGCCCGCTTCCATCAGCCGGTCTACCGCTGGAAGCTGCGCCAGTTGATTCCCATCCTCGGAATCGACACCAGCGTCAGCGCAAAACTGCAACGCATCCGCGAAAACGGCACGCTATTCCGGCACAAATGGATCCTCCCGCGCCGCGAATACATCGACCCCAGCAAAGATGCCCAGGCCGACGTCACGCGCATGCGCAACGGGCTCGACAGCCCCCGCGACATCGTCGCCGAACGCGGCATCGAGTGGGCCGAAGTCGTCACCGAAACGGTCGAAGACCGCGCTTTCGCAATCGAAACCGCCCTCGAACGCGCCGCAAACATCAACCAGCGCTACCCGGACGCAGGCATCACGTGGCGCGACGTCCTGAGCTGGGACGCACCAAAGACCCCCAACGCGTCAGCATCAGGGCCGGTAGAACAGGAGACACCAGCGTGAGTGCAATGCTGGATTACATCCAAAACACCGTCTGGGCGCTTGAAGCGAACATCATGCAGCGGTTCGCCGACGTCCTGGAACGCCACGTCAACGACATCCGCCTCGACTCGAACGAAGTTGCACGAATCGTCGCCGACAGCCGCAGCGGTGGTCAGGAACGCACCTACACCGTGCGCGGAAATGTCGCCATCGTCCCGGTATCGGGTGTGCTCGCCAAGCACTCGCGCCAAGTCAACGGCCTCAGCCAGCCCGTGGGCACCAGCGTCGAAAACATCCATCGCGACCTCACCGCAGCCATCAAGGACGACGCAGTCCGCGCCATCCTGCTCGACGTCGAAAGCCCGGGAGGCGCCGTCACCGGTTTGCCCGAACTCGCCAACCGCATCTACGATCTGCGCCAGAAACTCCCCGTCTGGGCCTACGCCAACGACATGATGGCCAGCGGCGGATACCTCGTGGGCAGCCAGGCCCACCGCATCTTCGCCACCGAAGCCGCCATCGTGGGCAGCATCGGAACATACACCACCGTCATTGACGCCAGCCGCGCGGCGGAAAACGCCGGCGTGCGCGTGCATATCGTCGCCAGCGGCGCAGCCAAAGGGGGAGCCCTGGGCGCCGAAGTGAGCGAAGCACGCCTCAACGTCCTGCGTCAGGTCGTCAACGACACGCAGGCCGTCTTCACCGGAGCCGTCGAACGCGGACGCAACCTCACCAGCGAACAGCTCGAATCCGTCCTCGACGGCCGCGTCCTCGTCGGACGCAGCGCTCTCAGCGCCGGACTGGTCGACGGTATCCAGACGCTCGACGCCACCGTGGCGCATCTCAATGAACTTGTGCGGGCCGTGCACGGCGCGCGCCAAACTCGAAAACAGGAGCTCACCATGAGCAATTCCGAATCCGCGGCGCTGGCCGAATTGCGCCAGGCCTTTCCCAAGGATCTCGAATTCGCCGTCCGCGCCTGCGAGCGCGGACTCTCGGTGACCGAAGCCAAGGCCGAGTACGCCGACGTGCTCCAGGCCCGAGCCGACGCCGAACGCGAACAGCTTCACGAACGGCTGCAGCAGGCAGAACAGCGGGCGCAGCAGGCCGAAGAAGCCCACCGCGGAAACAGCGCCGTCAGCGTCGCCAACGACAACCCGGCCGGAAATCGCGACCCGGTGGCCCAGTGGAACGAACTCAAGCGCGCAGCGCTCGCCAACTGCAACACGCCAACCGAACGTCAGCAGGCGCTGAGCCGCCTGGTCGCGGACAACCAGGAACTCCACACCGCGTACCTGACCGCCCAGAACGAAGGCGTCGACCACTACACCGGGTTCAAAGCCGTCGCGGCAAAGAACGCCCGAATCTGAATCAAACAAAGCTGGGGCAGCAGAACAACGCATTTGAAACTGAACCCTGCAACGGAGAACCGTGATGACCACGTGCGCCAGTCCCATCACCGTGATCGCCGGCGAAGCCCTCACCGGCCCCAAGGTCGTCCGCATCGGAAAGACGGACGGCGAACTGTACTACGCTGACGCCGGGGAAGAATGGGATGGCTTCATCCCGCGCGGCACCTGGTCCGAAGGCGACGCCGTCCCGATGATCTTGCCCAACACCAGCGAAACCGTGGAGCTCGAAGCCGCGGCCGCGATCGTGGCCGGCTCCGACGTCTACCCCGCCGACGACGGCGAAGTCGACGACACCGCCATCGGACGCCCGATCGGTCGGTACCTCGGCACCAGCGCCGCGGCCGACGGCGACTACATCGAGGTTCTCCCGGTGCCCCGCGGACCGCACCTCGTCAAAAGTGCCACCGCGGCCAGTTCGGAAGTCGAAGACACGACCGACGAAACGGACTTCGACCAGAAGGCCACCATCCAGGCCAACACGCTCAAGCCCGGCGACGTGCTGATCGTCAAGGCGGCCGTCAAGGTCGTCGACACCAACAGCACCGACACGCTGACCATCAAGGCCTACGTCGGATCGACCGCGGTCTTTTCGTCCAATGCCGTCGACGTCGCCGACAACGACATCGCCATCGTGGACCTCCTGGTCAAGGTGCAAAGCATCGGTGCGACCGGCGCCATGGTCGTCTACGGCCTCTGCAGCGACCCCGACGCCGAAGGCGCCGGTGCGGTCCAGCCCGGCCACCAGTACGCCGAAATCGCCAGCATCGACATGACGTCCGACATCGTCATCAAGCTGACCGGCACCTGGTCCGTCGCCCATGCCGACAACGAAGCCGAACTGGCCGACATCACTGTCGTCAAGCTCTCGTAAATCGTCCGCGCGCAACGCTGGGGCAACCAAGGCGCACACGAAAACCCAAGGGCGGCACGGCCGCCGACTGAGGAGAGACCCAAATGCCGAGTCCGTCCGCATCCACCGCCTTTGCGCGCCCCGACCTTGCCGCGGCCTTCATGGAATTCAACCTGGAAGCCAACTTCCGTCGCCTCGCGGCCACTCGCATCTTCCCGGTCTTCCCGACCGCCCGTAGCTCGGGCCAGTTCGGAAAGATCAAGACCGAAGACCTGCTCAAGCTGGCAGACTCGACCACACGCGCCCCCGGCGCCCGCTACCGTCGTGGCCAGTTCCAAACGGTGCCCGTCAATTTCGACTGCGTCGAGCACGGAATCGAAGAGCCGGTCGACGACCGCCAGGCGGCCATCTACCGCACCTACTTCGACGCCGAACAAGTCTCGACGCTCCGGGCGTGGAACCAGGTCATGATGGGCCTCGAATCGCGCGTGCGCGATCTGGTCATCGACACCGACAACTACACCGGCTCCGCGCTCACCACGGCCGTTTCCAACGAATGGGACGACCATTCCAACGCCACGCCCATCGCTGACGTCATGGCCGCGTCCGAAAAGGTGCGTGCGGGCATCGGCGCGTCCGCCAACATCCTGGTCGTCAGTGAAAAGGTCTGGAAGAACCTAAAACAGTGCGACGAGGTCAAAGACCTGCTGAAGTACGCTGGCAACGCCGAAGCCGCGCCCGGAAACATCAGCCGCCAGGCCGTCGCCGCCATGATGGAGCTCGACGAAATCGTCGTGGCCGGCTCCGTCTACGACAGCACCAACCCCGGTCAGGACACCACGCTCGCCGACCTCTGGGACGACGAATACGCCTTCGTCGCGCGCCGCGCCACGTCGATGGACCTGCAGGAACCCTGCGTCGGGCGCATCTTTCGCTACACCGGCGACGGCGTCGGCGACTGGCCGGTCGTCGAATCCTACCGCGATGAAAGCGTGCGCTCCAACATCATCCGCGTCCGCGACGACACGGACGAAAAGCGTCTGTACCTCCAGGCGGGCCACCTGCTGTCCAACATCACCGAGTAATCGCAACGCGTCGCGCGCGGCCACCTTGGCGCCGCGCGCGCGCGCAGGAGCAGCCCATGCCCCGCGACTGCGACACCTGGACGCCCCACCGCGGCAAGCGCGCGGCCATCCCGCCCCAACAAGCGGACGCCCTGTTTGCCGCGGTGCGTGAACTCCCGGCCGACCCGTCGCCGATCGTGGGAACGCTCCACACCAGCCGCGGCGAACACCTGCAGGTGCGAGCACACCAGTACGCGCGCTTCCGTAAGGCGACCAGGAGCCCGCTCTAATGGCCACCAAAGACGAAGTCCTCCACGCCATCGACGCCTTCCGCGCAGAACACCGCAACGATCTCACGCGTCTTCACGAACGCCTCGACGAAACCCGCGACGCCCAACACGCGCTCGCCATCCAGCACGAACGCCTCTGTGGACGCGTCACCGTCCTCGAACGCCGCGGCCCCGGAAGCTCCGGCATCCACCGAACCGGCCTCTGGGCCGTCCTGGGCTCCGTCTCACTGTCCCAACTGGCCGCATTCGGCGCCGGCGTCGGCGGAACGATCCTCATCGGACTCGCCCTCTACCTCGGACTGCTCTAACGAAAGGACCACACCCATGCGCCGCAACCTCTTCTCTCTCGTCTGCCTGTCCTTTGCTTCAGCCGCACGGGCGTCTCTGCCCGTGATTCTGCTGTTCTTCCTCTGTATGTCGCCCCTTCTGGCCGACGACTCAAGCACGCCACCGGCCGACAGCCCGGGAATCGAACTCAGCGCCGACATCCTCCAGCCGCTCATTCAGGCCGTCGTCCTCGTGCTCGTCGCCCTGGCCGTCTACGGACTGAAAAAGCTGTCCACCTGGATCGCGACAAAAACCGACAGCGAACGCATCAAGCAAATCACCGGCGCCGTACGCACGGCAGCCATCATCGGTGTACGCGAAGCCGGCCAGACCTTTGCCGACGAAGCCAAAGCTCGCGCCGCCGACGGCAAGCTAAGCATCACCGATGCCCGCATCGCCGCCAGCCGCGCGTTCGACCGCGCCATGCAGATCCTCAAAGAACAAGGCATCCAAGCCACACCAAATTTCGTGCGCGGCGCGATCGAAGCCGCCGTCGACGAACGCAAGGAACTCCGGGGAAAAGCCCCGGCGCCGGTCGCAGGCTCCTAGCCACGGCCGGCCACGCCCTGGACCTGCCGGTCAAAACCGGCTTGCTCGCCACGGGCGATGACATTGAGCCATCAACGGCGGTGGAACTGTACGAGCGCGCCGGCTGGAGCCTCGACACCATCGCCACAGTAACCCGCGCAGGCCTCGGAATAGCCCGCGACCTGACGCAAAACATCGACCTGGGCGCCTACGCCACGACGCCCTACACGGACTGGGACCCGGCGCTAAGCATCGGTCTCAACTGGACACTCTGACAGTGGCACAGGCGTCTCTGCCTGTGAGATAGAAAGCCGGGCGCAACCCGCGACCAGGCTCTCAAGGAAACACCATGTCCGCCTTCACCGACAACATGATCGCCGCAGCCCCCGCGCTCGGCACCTGCTTCGGTGAAACCTGGACCCGGTACCAGATCACCCGCGAACACGAACGAGGCGGCTACCGCGAAATCCGCGACGCCGGCACAACCCTCACCGCCTGGCGCGATGAACTGTCGGCCGAAACCACCCTGCACACGACCACGCCCGACGCCGTGGCGCCCGGCGACATCGTCGTGAGCCCCGAGAACGAAGAATACCGCGTCCTGCGCGTCGCCGACGAAGCCCGGACCGCCTGGGCCATCCAATCCACCGAAAAGCCGCGGGTGAAATGATGCTGGCGCTGAAAACGAAATCCGTCGCGCGGGTCTTCAGCCGCGAACTCCGGGAAGCCGTCCAGGACGCCTCCGACACCGCGGCCCACAAAGCCGCCAAAGAAGTCGCCGCCGCGGCGCGCGAGTCCATGAAACCCGCGCCCAATGTCCGCTGGCGGCGCTTCCACATCGGCCGCGGAAAGCGCAAACGAACCATTCGAGTCCGCAAGGGCGACGGCTCCGAACCCGGGGACCCGCCCTTCCGCCAGTCCGGACGACTGGCCCGCTCGGTACGCGCCCAGGACACCTACGCAGGCCCTACGCGCGAAGCCCCCTACGGCCGCTGGCTCGAACACGGAACGCGCAAAATGGCCGCACGGCCCTACATGGCCCCGGCCCTCGAACGCATGCGCCCCCGAATTCCGCGCAAGTGGCGCAACCTCGCCTTGCGCAAAACCCCGGCCGCGCGCCGGATCAGAGCGAAAAAGGTGCGCTGATGCTGGCCGACGCCCTCATCGAAATGATCGCCACCAGCGACGTCGCAGACGACCTGGACACCTACCAGCTCGACGACGACGAACAGGCCTATCCGGCTGTCTTTCACACCATCGCCCCACCCGACGCCGACCTCACCAAAGGCCTGGTCCTCGTCGAAGACGCCGGCGGCGACACCCGCGACGTCGACGCCGGCAGCCCAACTTTCCGGATGATGGCCTCCGTCATGCTCGCAGGACCACGCGACTACCGTCGCAGCCGACTGATGCAGGTGGCCGCGCGCCTGCACCGCGCCCTGCATCGCCAGACGCCGGCCAACATCTACGGAACGGACTATCGGTGGGTGAAAGGAAGCCTCCTGGCCCAGCCGCCGCGCCAAATGGGTACCGACGAGGAAGGATTCCCCGTCATTGAAATCGCCGTGGAAGCCATCCTCGACGTCGAGGGTGAGGCCAACGAATAGGAGTCCATCATGTCCAGTGCGACGCACAAACACGCCCTCTACATCGACGGGAACGAAGTCTCGCAGGCCCGCCAAATCGAGCACACCCCCGAGCGGGACGAGTTCGAATCCACACCGCTGTCCAGCTCCATAAAGACGTACGGGACCGGCCAGGAAGACGTGACCATCACGGTCGCCGTCAAAAACACCCCGTCCAACGCGCGCTTCATCGAGCTGTTCGACGCGTGGAAAGACGAGACAACCCTGAGCAACGTCAAGTACGCCCCGGACTCCGACAGCTACGACACCCATTATGACCAGTACAGCGTCATGAGAGTCGTGAATCGCGAATACGTCGACGTCAGCGGCGAACGCTGCGTCCAGTTCACGCTGCGCCCCGGCGAATCCTGCGTGCACACGTCTGCACGCTCTTGATTTCCATAGCAGCACGGGCGTCTGTGCCCGTGCGCTAAAAACGCACCCGAACCGGAGTCCAATCATGGCCGACTACAGCATCACCCCAGCCAGCATCGCCACCAGCGGACCGTGCGAAAAGATCGTCGTCAAGTGCGCCGCGGCGATCAGCCAGGGCGAAGCCTGCTACCTCAACTCCAACGGACGCGCCGCGCTCACCGACGCCGACGCCGCAGCGACCTCCGCGCGCCCCTACGTAGCGCTCACCACGACCACGGCCGCCGGTCAGGAAATCGTCCTGCTCAAAAAAGGCAAGATCACCGGAGGCATGGGCACCAGCCAGGGCGTACCCGCGTTCCTGTCGACCACGCCCGGAGCCTTCTGTCCGTACGCCGACCTGGCCGCCGAAGACTACCCCGTCTACGCCGGCATGCCCGACGACGACGGCGCCCTGGACTTCGACCCGCACGCATCCGGCGCCCAAATCCCGGAAGCCTGATGACCCTCACTGGCACGGGCATATCCGCCCGTGCCACGCACAAAAATAGCGAGCCCCGGACCATGCAAACCATCACCATCAACGGCCGCGAATACCGCCTCGCAGCAACCGCGGAAAACATCGAACGCGCCGAACACCGCGGCGACTTCGGGATCCTGCAACCAATCGTCTTTGGCGACGTCGACCGCATGCGTGACATGCTCAGCAAACTGCACGTGCTACGGCCGCTGATCTACGAAATGGCCGTGCCCGTCACCGGCGACAAGCCGACATACGAAGACTGGGGCAAACTGCCCCCGCTCGAATTTGCCGAACACATCGACGCCGTGCTCGAAACGGTCTATGTGTCGGGCCAGACCGGACCACGAGAACCACGCGCGGACCCTCAGACGGCGCCGGACGACGCGTGACCTGGTGGGACGTTCGCGACTGGGCCACGCTCTCCGGACTGTCCCGGCGCGAAAACACCATTGGCGAGTTGGCCCGCGGCGCCGAAATCGCTGACCGGGCGTGGTGGGACAAAATAGCGTTTCTCGCGCACCACTGCATGGCCCCGCACCTCAAGGAAACGCCGCCCATAAACCGGCTGCATCCGTACCTGCGGGCCGAATACGAGTACCTTGACCGAAAGATGGAAGCGGAAGTGGCCGAAGCCAAACGCACCGGAAACATCACCGAGGACTGAAATGAGCGCACGCGACGTCAAAGCAGGCGGCGCCTACGTCGAAATCACCGGCCGCCTGTCCAAAAAGTTCAACACCGCGCTCAGCCGCGCGCGCCGCGACCTCAACCGTCTCGGCAAAATTGCCATCGCATCCGGCGCCGCCGCATCGGCCGCCATCGCCGCATCCGCAACCGTCGCTTTCCAGGCCAGCCGCAAATACATCGACAGCCTCGGCAAAACCGCCCGCGCCGCCGGCGTCTCCGCCGAAGCCATGGCCGGATTCCGCATGGCCGCCGAACAAGGCGGCGCCAGCGCCGCCGACGTCGAAAACGGCCTGCGCCGCATGGCGCGCACCACCTACAACGCGCAACGCGGCCTCTCAACAGCCACCGAAGCCCTCGACCGCCTCGGACTGTCCGTCGACGACCTCATGGCGATGCAGCCGGAAGAACAATTCGCAAC